CGACGGCAACAACTACCTGGGCAAGGTCAGCGAGATCACGCTGCCCAAGCTCACGCGCAAGGTGGAGGAGTGGCGCGGCGGCGGCATGGACACCGGCGTGGAGGTGGACATGGGCGGCGAGCTCATCATCCTGGAGTGGACCGCCGGCGGCCTGCTGGATACTGCGCTCAAGCAGTTCGGCGCAACCGCCGCCGACGCCGCCGCCCTGCGCTTTGCCGGCGCCTACCAGCGCGACGACGATGGCGGCGTGGATGCCGTGGAGGTCATCGTGCGCGGCCGCCACAAGGAGATCGACCTGGGCAACGCCAAGCCCGGCGACACCACCGCGCACAAGTTCACCACCACCTGCAGCTACTACCGCCTGGACATCAACGGTACCACCGTGATCGAGATCGACGCGCTGGCCATGGTGTTCAACGTCGGCGGCGTCGACCGCCTCGCCGAGCAGCGACGCGCGCTTGGCGTGTAACCCATCCCGTGCAGTAGGCCCTTGCGCCGGCCACGCGATCCCCGTGAGCCGGCGCTTTTTTTGAGCCCACCCATCCCACCGTTCGGAGAGAGCCATGAACAGCAAAGCCACGACCGCCACCGATACCGTCGCCGAAGCGCCGGCCACCCCGAAAGGCGTCCTGCTCGACAAGCCGATCACGCGGGGCGAACAGACCATCACACACGTGCAGCTGCGCCGACCGCTCGCCGGCGAGCTGCGCGGCATCAACATCGCCGCGCTCATCCGCGAGATGGATTACGGTGCGCTGGAGCTGCTGTTGCCGCGCGTGAGCACGCCCACCCTCACCCGCGCCGACGTCGCGCAGCTCGACCCCGCCGACCTTGCCGCGCTGGCCGCGGAGGTGATCCTTTTTTTCGTGCCGAAAGCAGCGATGGAGGAGATCACGTCGCTCTCCCTGAGCGCGTAGAGGACTTCATGGCGGATATCGCCGTGGTGTTCCACTGGGCGCCGGAAACCATGGCGCCATTCACCCTCGATGAACTCATGGCATGGCGCGAGCGCGCCAAGCTGCGCAGCGGAGCCGACTGATGGCCAACGATCTACGTCTCCAAGTGCTGCTGCAGGCGCTGGACAAGGCCAGCGGCCCGCTGCGCACCATCGACGCGGCCAGCCGAAATACGGTCAAGGCGCTGCGTGCCACGCGCGGCACTTTGCGCGAGCTGGAGCTCCAGCAAGAGTCCATGACCGGCTTCCGCAAGCTGAAAAACGAGGCCGAGCAAACCGGTACCGCCCTTCAGGCAGCAAAGCAACGAGCCTCTTTGTTGCGGCAGGAGATGGCAGCCAGCGACACGCCAACCCGCCAAGCGGCCGCCGCCTACGACAAGGCACAGCGCGAGGTTACCCGGCTCACGGCGGCGCACATCGCGAGCCTGCAAGCGGTGCGCAAAGGGCGGTCCGAACTCAACGCCGCCGGCATCACCGCCAAAAACTTCGGCGCCGCCGAGCGCGAGCTGAAGGGCAAGATCGACCGCACCACCGCCAGCATGGAAATCCAGCAGCGCGCCGCGCGAAACCTGGGCGTGCAACAGCAGCGCCTGGCGCAGATCGAGCGCCAGCGCGCGCAGCTCGGCGGCAAACTGATGGCCGCCGTGGGCACCGCCGCCGTGGCCGGCTACGGCCTGAGCCGCATCATCGGTCCGGGCAACGAGTTCGAGTACCAGTTGCAGCTCATCGGCAACACCGCCGACATGACCGGTGCCCAAGTCGCGGACCTGCGCAGCAAGATTCTCGCCGCGTCCAAAGCCACCGGCCAGTCCGCCGCCACCGTGCAGAAGGCGCTGGGCTTCCTCGTCGCCGCGGGCCTGGACGCTGACGTGGCCGCGCGCAGCATCCGCGCCATCGGCCGCACCTCGACCGCCGCCGGCGCAGATATCGAGGACGTCTCGCGCGCCGCCTTCACCCTCACCGATGCGCTCAACATCCAGCCGGAGGGCCTGCAGAAAGCGCTGGACATCCTCGCGCAGGCTGGCAAGGAGGGCAACGTCGAGCTGCGCGACATGGCCCGCCAGTTGCCCGTGCTTGGCGCCGGCTTCCGCTCGCTCAAGATGGGCGGCAACGAGGCCACCGCCACGCTGGGCGCCGCGCTGGAGATCGCGCGCAAGGGCGCCGCCGACCCGGACGAGGCGGCCAACAACATGCGCAACTACCTGGCCAAGGTGCTATCGCCGGCCACGCTGAAAAAGGCACAGGACGCCTTCGGGCTGGATCTGTACAAGGTCATCCAGGACGCGCAGAAAACCGGCGGCAATCCGTTCGAGGCGTCGATCGAAGCGGTGATGAAAGCCACTGGTGGCGACCAGAAAAAGCTAGGCGAGTTGTTCCAGGACATGCAGGTGCAGAACTTCCTCAAGCCCATCATGCAGAACTGGGGCGAGTATCAGCGCATCAAGGCCAAGTCGCTCGCCGCCACCGGCGTCACCGACCGCGACTTCGTCAAGATCATGGGCACCGCCAAGCAGCAGCTGGACAACGCCGCGCACGCGGCCGGTCGGCTCGGCCTGGCCTTCACCGCCACGCTGGCCCCGGCCTTCGGCCGCATCGCCGCGGCCGTCACGCCGGTGCTCGATCGCATGGCCGCGTTCGTGCAGACGCACCCCAAGCTGGTGGGCGGCATCACCAGCATCGTCACCTCGCTCGTCGCCATGCGCGTGGCGCTGCTCGGCATCCGCTACGGATGGACCTTCGTCGGCGGCAGCCTTGCGCAGCGCTCCATCGCCTCGCTGCGCAAGGCGCTGGCCGCGCAAGCCGCCGCCCGGCTGGGCACTGCCGCGCCCGCCGCCGCCGGCGGCGGCCTGAGCGCGCTGACCGGCATCGGCTCGGCCATCAGCGCCATCGGTTTGCCCGTGATCGCGCTGGGCGCCGCCATCGCCGCCGCCGGCCTGCTGGTGTGGAAATATTGGGGTCCGATCAAGGCGTGGTTCGTCGGCATCGGCAAGGGCATAAGTGACGTCATGGGGCCGGTGCTGGCCGACCTCGGCCCGCTCAAGCCGATGTGGGATGCCATCACCGGCGCGCTGCGCGCCGCGTGGACGTGGGTCACCCAGCTATTCACCCCGTTCCACGCCACCAGCGAGCAGCTCGCCGGCGCCACCGCCCATGGCGTCACCTTCGGTCGCGTGCTGGGCTATGTGCTCGGTGGTGTGGTCACTGCGGTCAAATGGGTCGCGCAGGCGTTCGCCGCGGTCGGTACCGGCATCGGCGAAACCCTCGGCTGGATCGTCGTGCACGCCGGCACGGTCGCCGACTGGTTCGGCACCGCATGGGCCTCGCTCACCGACGCGATCAAGGCGCCGTTCACCACGGCCTTCGCTTGGATCACGTCCAAGATCGACGCGCTCATGGCCAAGTGGGAGTGGATCAAGCAGAAGCTGGGCCTGGCCGATGACGCGGCGAAGGCCCGCGGCTGGGATTTCAACGACGGCCGCACCCCGCCGCCGCGCTTCGACACGCCACCATTGCGCGCGCCAGGCGGTGGCACCACCCACACCACCCACGTCGGTGGCATCACCGTCGTGCAGCAGCCAGGCGAAGACGGCGCCGCGCTCGCCCGCCGCGTGCGCGCGGAGATCGAGGCCAGCGACCGCGCCAAGGCCGCCGCCCGCGGCAGTCGTCTGCGCGATCCGGAGTAACCGCATGCTCATGTCCCTCGGCCAGTTCGTGTTCCAGCTGCAAGACCTCGCCTACAGCGAGCTGGCGCGCGCCACCGCGTGGCGGCACGCCAGCAACAGCCGCGTGGGCGCGCGCCCGGCGCTGCAGTTCGTCGGCCCCGGCGAGGACACCATCACCCTGTCCGGCGTGCTGGTGCCGGAAGTGGCCGGCACCCTGCAGAGCCTGGCCACCCTGCGCGACATGGCCGATGCCGGCGACGCGTACGCCATGGTCGATGGCGCCGGGCGCATCTTCGGCGCGTGGGTCATCGAGCGCATCGAGGAAGGCGGCAGCGCGTTCACGGCGGACGGCATCGCGCGACGCACCGCGTTCACCGTGTCGCTCAAGCGCGCCGACGACGGCCGCGTATCCAGCGCACCGCCAGGCAACGGTCCCACCGCATGAGCGGCAGCAACCCCAAGCCAGCATGGCGCGTCACGCTCGATGGCCGCGACCTCACCGCCACCCTCGTCCCGCGCCTCATCAGCGTCACCGTCACCAGCGATCGCCAGGACACCGCCGACCAGCTCGACATCGTCATCAGCGACCACGACGGCCAGCTCGCGCTGCCGCCCGGCGATGCGCTGCTGCGCGTGTACCTCGGCTGGCAGGGCGAGGGCCTCACCGACATGGGCAGCTTCACCGTCGACGAGATCGAGCACACCGGCGCCCCCGACGTGCTCACCCTGCGCGCGCGCAGCGCCGATCTGCGCAGCCAGCAGCGCCAGCAGCGCGAGCAGAGCTGGCACGCCACCACGCTCGGCGCCATCGTCGACGCGCTCGCCGGCCGCAACAAGCTCACGCCACGCTGTCACGCCGACCTGCGCGGCATCGCGATCGACCACATCGACCAGACCAGCGAGAGCGACCTCAACTTCCTCACGCGCCTCGGCAAGCGCTACGACGCCGTCGCCACGATCAAGGGCGGCGCACTCATCCTCGCGCCCATCGGCGCCGGCACCAGCGCCACCGGCAATCCCCTGCCTAGCATCGTCGTCACCCGCGCCAGCGGCGACCAGCACCGCTACCACGCGGCCGACCGGCAAGCCTACAGCGGCGTGCGCGCGCAGTACGACGACAAAGCCAAAGCCACCACCGAAACCGTATTGGTGGGCACCGACGACGGCCACGGCGTCAAGACCCTGCGCACCACCTATGCCAGCCGCGCCAACGCCCTACGCGCCGCCCGCAGCGAATACCAGCGCCTGCGGCGCGGCACCGTGAGCTTCGACATCACCCTCGCCCGCGGCCGCGCGGATCTGTACCCCGAGCAGCACGCCACCGCCCGCGGATGGAAACCGGAAATCGACGCCACGCCGTGGACCATCGTGCGCGCCGAGCACAGCCTGAGCGAGCAGGGCTTCACCACGCGCCTGAGCCTGGAGTGGCGAAGCTCCAACAGCGCGCCGGAAAGCGAATTGGCGCTGCCTTAACCGTCGGCAAGGGCATCCGCCGCGCGGCGGCGGACGCCTGCAACTCCGTGGCACTATGGTCCACCCTTGCCAGGAGAGCGCCATGTGCGGTCGCTACAGCCTGTTTGGCCCGGTCTCGCTGTCACGGCGCGCGATAGCCGAGCTGCACAACTTGGGCCTCGACCTCGAATCCGCGTTGAACGAGCGGCCCGCACACTACAACATCGCACCCACGCAACTCGCGCCGGTGGTGGCGCTGGCCGAGGGCCAGGCGCAGGTCAAGGATCTGCGGTGGGGTCTCATTCCATCGTGGGCCAAGGATGCCAAGATCGGCGCGCGGGCGATCAACGCCCGGGTGGAGACGGTCGCGGAGAAGCCCATGTTCCGTGCCGCCTTTCGCGCGCGGCGGTGCCTGGTGCCGGCATCGGGCTACTTCGAATGGCGCGTCGAGGCTGCGGGCAAGCAGCCGTATTTCATTCACGCGCCGGACGGCACGGTGCTGCTGTTCGCCGGCCTATGGGAGCCATGGCGCCCGCCTGGTGCTGAGGACTGGACCCGCAGTTTCACGATCATCACCGGCGAGCCCGGCAAAGTCAGCGGCGACATACACGACCGGCAACCGGTCATTGTGCCGCCGGAGTCCATTCACGCGTGGCTCACCGCACCGCCTGCCGATGCCCTGCAGCTGCTCAAAAGCGCGCCCGA